ATACATAGATACTGATTTATAAGTGCTTTGCGCATAGGCACTGGCCTTGCCGTTGAAGTCCCCTTCAAACGTGTTGTAAGTAACATTCCACCCATGACCGCCAGAGACGATTGATTGAGTGTTCTTATAAAACTGATTATTGCTGATAGTTGCTGAAGTTGATTGAATAGCTCCTGCCGCGTCGCTATCGGTACGACCTTGAATAGCAGTTAAGCAGTTTACAAACTGATTACGGTAAACAATCCATTCGATTGTGCGATTAGCCATTAAGCAAGTAGCTTGACCAGTGCCGAATGTACCTGACACAAAAAACGAACTATTTCGTATTTCAGGATAGAAGGCAACTTGTCCAAACGTAGTTGCGCCAATATCAACAATCGTTCCAGCGTAAGCAGCCGGAACAACGAATGTAACGTTATCTACAATGTGAGCGATAGTATTTCTAAGATCAAATACGCGCGTAGTGTTTGCGTTGCTACCGCTCCATGAAATTTGAACAGGCGTGTTATTAGCCGTGCTTTGTTCAACACCTCCTATGCCTTGAATTTTAACAGAGTTTTTACCGACATACGTTGTCGTCATTGAGTAGCGAGTTCCGGGGCTCGCTGTTCCGGGTAAAGTGACAACACCACCGCTCGCGGGCAGAATGTTAGTAACGATATTATTTAATACTGCTCCAAGATCAGAACCACCGGGAAACACTCCACACCATGCAACACTTACACTAGTTGGGACATCTTGTTGTCTAATCCAACGGCCTGTAGCAGGCAATGTAGAGGGCTGAAATACAGTACAGTTATTATCTGCTGCAGCGCTAGCACCTACCCAAGAGAACCAGCCTTGACCACCATCGCCAGCATTAGTATATCCATTTACATATACAGCGTTTGCAGCAGCAGGCGCTAATGCTCTCAAAGCTGCAATATTTGCGATAGTAGCCGCGCCGCCTCCTCCACCACCGCAGACAGTACCAGCATCAACAATATTTCCGCTAGCGTCCCATTGCGCGCAATTGCCTGATGAAATAGCGCCTGTAGACGTAGCAAATATAGTAGTGTTACCAGTTTTAGAGCCTGACGAAATAGCAGACGTTCCATTTCCGATTAATGGTAAGCCTGACGTAAAGCTAGTAGCTCCAGTACCACCTAACGAAACTGGAACAGTAGTTAAAGTAAGATTACCTGTAGTGGTATTAATAGCTAAAGGAGACGTAGCTGTGACGGCTGGCGTTCCTGACCCATCGCCCCATGTGACAACAGGCGTTCCGGCTATAGTTCCTACAGTTTGAACAAGAGCGCCGCTAGTGGCTCCAGCTAAAGCTAGTTGCCCTGTTGACGTACCATTTAAACCAATAGTAAGTTTTGGATTAACCCATATAAACGCAGCGTTACCAGCTAATGATCCGCTGCTATTATATTGAACCTGCCTGTCTAAACCAGCAGCACTAGGAATAGCTGCACTGATAATATTACCAGCACAAGTCAATCCTGTACCACAAGCAATAATGCCTTGCATACCTCCAATAGATGCAACACCAAACAATCCTGATACTGAAGTATCAGGAGTAACTTTAATTACATAATTTAAAGTTACGGACGGAGGAATATTAGCAAAAGCTGTACCGCTACCAGTAGATGCAGTAGCGTTATCTGTTCCAGAAGAACCGCCGTTGACACTATTAGTTTTAACTCCTGTAGTAGCAGAAGCTGTATTAGCGGAAGCAGGAGGGTTGTATATGTTGATGCTTGTTCCGCCGAAGGCACCGAATGAACCCGCTACGTAGCCCTGTCCGTGAATATGGCCGGGATCGCGAATAAAAACATCATGAGCGTGAGCCGCTAAATTAGCAGTTACTAACGTAGTTGTTTGTAATCCACCGTTAGCTCCTACTGCGTCAGGGCCAGTACCATAATAAGTAGAAGTTAAATTAGAGGCTGTCACGCCTCCCATATTAGTGCGACCCGGCATGACTTTGCCGCGTAAATCAGGTACGTTAAAAGTAGTTGTTCCGTTTCCGTTACCCCAAGGAAAAAAACGGGCTGTTACAGAAGTAGTTAGTGTTGCATTGATGCTTAATGTAACCGTAGTTAGAGTTTTAGATAAAACAGTTGATCCTGAAGCTACACAAGTAGCTTCAACAGCAGCACCAACAGGTATATTAGATGTGTCACTCAATCCCGTTAAAGTAGGATTACCACCAACACAAGAAATAGCAGATTGATATGTAATAGCTGTATATAAACTATCGTAAGTGGTACGCGATAAAGTTTGACCATACGCAAATTGATATTGAGCAGGAGCTATCATACCTGCCCAAGGTAAAATAGTTCCAACTAAATTACCGTCACCAACATTAGTACCAGCAGAAGCACTACCTGTAGCTGAAGTTGGTTGATCCCAAATAGTATCTCCGTTAGATTTTTTTACAATTTGACGATAAACACCATTACCATAAATACCCTTATCTGTTGGCGGTCTACCAGCAGCATTTAAAGTTATGGGTTGTGTCCAAGGAGTAGTTTGATTGGCGTCTTGCCAAACTTGTTTAGGAGTTGTAGTACCGGGAATATAAAAATTTACAGTACCGCTAGAAAGTGGATTGCCGTTATTGTCAAAAAATTGTTGAGTTGCCATTGGCAACAAAGCAGCAGTTTGAGAATAGGCAAAATGAACTTGCGCGATAAGCAAGATTGATAAAACGAAAGTTTTAAATATGGAATTAATTATCTTCATCTTACTTATCCTAATAATTTTTAAATTTCGTAACTATGTTTGGATGCCTACAATACTAATATTAGCTGCTTATTTTTGGTGGAGGCTTCAGCCTTTAATTCAACAGTTTCAATTATTGAGCTACAAGAGAACTAAGGCTAGACGCGCGGCTGAGCAGAGATTGTTTAGGAGGCTTATTAGCAACCGCTTCAAGAGCTTTAATTAATTCTTCACGCTTAGGAGCTTCAACAGGCATAGCGTATTTAGCGTAGCTAGCGTTACGCTCTCTAGCTAGTTTTAAACTGATAGCGTCCTTAATTGTGTTAACACCTTTTAATCCAGTGTAAGCAGCTACACCTAGCCCCGGCAATCCTCCACCTGAAGCATACATGCCACCTATATTAATAGCTTCAGATACAGCAGGACCAACTAAGCTTTTTAAACTATCTGTCTTTTCAGGTAATGCAAATTGTTCTTTAGAAGCAGCACGCATAGCTGTTTGACTACCCTCAATAATTTTATTGTGGGTATTAGCTATAGTTCTTTCGTCGTCTAATGCTTTAATGAGTTTAGCTGCTTCATCCTTACCAAAAAGAATTTCTAATTTTTCTTTGTTAAAATCAGAACGCGCTAAAGCTTCACCAGAAAGAGCGCCGTTTTTAGCTACTCCAATTTCTGTACCTATAGCAGTTCTAGCGCCTTCTCTAGCAGCTTCTTTTTCAGCATCGGTTAACTTATTGAACCATGCTTCTGTAAATTCAGGGCGGTTTTCCATTTTCTTAGAGTTAGAAAACACACCGCTATAACCATCGCGGAAAGCGTCGGCTATGTGCATTTCATCGCGATAGCTAGATAATCCCTTTTTATAACCGGGAGCTACATTATCAATATCAGTTACAACATTGTTGCGAACTTCCATCAAAGCTTGCCCTAACTGACGTTTTCCACCGTCAGCACTTTTTAATAAATCTTGCGCTGTTGTACGTAACTTTGATTGAAAACTGTGTAATTCAGAAGCTTCATATTCTTTACTAGACCTTAGCTGCTTTTGAATATTTTGTAATTCTTTTTTAACTTCAGTCAAAGGTACGCTATCACCGACTTTAAATTTAGCTGGATTTAGTAAAGTGTCTATCTCTGATAAAGTATTAGATAAACTTACGCGCCCTGCTTTTTCTATTACAGGGTTTATTAAGTCATTTCCTACTTTTTTAGATGCAGCCGCCAATTCATTTAACTTAGTAACTACATTGACAGGAGTACCGGCTGAAGCGTCGTAAGCATCCTCAATGGTGCTTTTTCTTGACGCCATACGCGCGTCTGAGGCGTTCTTTAAATAATTTATTTGCGGTCCATCGTTAGCAAATAGATGCTGAGTATCTTGTAAAACTTTAGGAGATAAATCAGCAGGAGTTAAACGCGAATTTTCACGCATAGCTTTAGCTACCGCTCCTGCATTCTCAGGACCGATACTTTCAATCAATGTGCTTAGAGCTTTATTTTTAGGTAAAGCAGCTATAGTAGCTTTAGTTGCTTTAGCTAAAGGTAATCCGCCTGTAGACACTATTTCTGCAATTTCACCAGCTTTTTTATTACCAGTTAATTCAGCGACAGGCTTTGCTATCAATTCTTTGGAAGCACCTGTAACAGGAGAAACAACAGTAGATAAAGCGCCTAAAGCAATTTTACCCACACCTGAAGCTGATTTATTTTTGAAAATGTCAGATGCACCTTCACCTATAGTAGAAATGCCGCTTTTAGCGTCCTCTACAATAGAGTTAAAAGTATTAGCAGGAGCATTTAAAATACCATTAATTAACGCGCTATCACGCGGGTTATCTCCACCAGCTTTAGCCGGTGTAGCGTTAATATCAGCAGAAGCTTCAGAACTAACACCGGAGATAGGAGGTTTTGTAGGTATATAGACGCGAGTACGCTTTTCCTCAGAAGGACTATTTAAATATTGTTCAATCAATCCGCTTCTTTTTGTTTCAGGAGCAGCAGACTTAGCCGAACTTTCGTTATTTAAATACTCGTCTATAATTCCCATTACTTCCTCGCAGGAGGCTCAATTAAATCAGCGTCATGAGCAAACTGTAAGCTGCTCTCAAAACGCTTATAAGCTTTATCGTCTTTCTTTAATTCAGTCACAAGTTTCTTCTTAGCTTCATCACTCATCATATCAAAACCAAACGCTCTAGCGTCTAGCGTGTTTTGATTTTTAGCGATCCACTTAGAATATTCTTCAGGCTTTATACCTTCTTTTTCAGCTAATAATGTCTGAGCATGTTGCATTTTACGTAAAGCTATGACTGATTTTAAAACATTCTCAGTAGCAGCTTTAGACATAGTAATAGAAGGATTAGCTTCAAACGCCGCCGCTAATTGATCGTTAGTACCAGTGTTACCAGATGTTCTAGCAATCTGAGAAAGATATTTTCTAGTTTCTTGGAAAGTACCTACTTTATCAATAACCGCTTTATCGGCATTAGGAAGCCAAGTAATAATAGCACTTTTTAAATCATTGAAAGCAGGAGTGCCGGGGCCAACTTCTTGAGTACCTAATTCTTTAATACCAGCTAATGCAGATTGAGCAGGGTACAAATCTTGTTTAAAATTTCTAGCCCTTGCTAAATCATCAGCATATTGCTTGCCGCTTCCTGCTGTAACAGCTTGTCTAGCCTCCATCACACCGGGAGCTAAATCAGTGACAACTCTTTTAGGGAATGCGTCAAATCTATTGTTAGCTGGTAATTGAGTGTCAGGCTCTACAACAGCCGATAGAACGCGACCACCAAAATTAGAGCTTTGGCCGGGAATAGCTGGATTGTCGATAGGACCAACAGGGAGCCGCCGTGGTGCCGGTTGAGCCGTTGGTTGCTCTACAGGCATAGAAGCAGCAGGACGTACACCGGGAGCCGCAACAGGACCAACATAACCCTTTTGCCCTTCAGTATCTACATTCTGAGTACCGGGAGGTAATTGATTTGCTTGCTGCGTAGCTGGTGCAAATCCTCCACCTTCCATAGCAGGACGCCTTACGCCTTGATAAGTAGTAGCTCCGTCATTCGCTGTTTCTGGTGTACCAAAATAGCTATTGATAGCTTCAACAGTTGTTTGAGCATGTTGAAGTTGTAATCTTAAATGCTGTCTTAAAGTATTTGCGTCAGCATTAGGAGGAAGCTGAGAAATAGTTTTAGCAGCCATATCAGCAGGAACATAACCAAGCTTAACTTGATTAGTTACATACTGCCTAACTTTATCTTCATTTAAATCTTTATCGGCAATTAGGCCGGTAAAGCCTTTAGCCATTTCGCTAAAACGCTGATTTACTAAATCAAGCTTTTGCTTTTCAATAGTATTCTTACCGCTTTCAAGCTGTTGAAATTGTCCAACTTGATCTAGCAATGATCTTTGAGCCGGTAATGCGGCTGGTTTAGGATAAGAGCTTGTATCAACTTCAGCCATTTTAAATTATCCTCAAATAGGAGACATACCAGCAGCTAAAGTTTGTGCTGGCGTCATAGCGGCTGAGCTTCCATCCCCTCCACCATACAAACCTTTGTAGGCATAATAACCACCAATATTATTAACTGCATTCGTAACTGCTCCACCTGTTGCATTTGCAGCAGCAGCTTGCGCGTTACCAGCGCCTATTTGAGCATTCGCAGCACCAGTAGCGGCTGTCGCTCCTGCTGTGCCAGTTTGAGCAGAAGCATTTTGTCCCGTATCAATCAATTTCTTTAAGCGATCATAAGTATTACTTTGATTAGTAACAGCCATATTGAAAGCATCTTTATAAGTACCAGTAGCTAAACCAGTGGCAAAATTAGCAGCACCTTTTAAAGCTGCTCCTGAATTAGCTAAACCTCTAGCAGCAGCAGAATTTGTAACTGCTTTCTGTCCTTGCTTTTCAGTGAACCTATAATAATCGCTATCATTTAAAACATTAGGATCAATAGAAACACCGTCAGTTAATTCTTTCAATTTAGGCTGTAAGATTTCGTAAGCATCAGTACCCATCTTACGATAGGGCTCTAAATCATTACGAGTTGTCTGGTACATTCCAAGCTGAGTATTAGCAGCTTGTGCTGCTGCTTTAGTTTGAGCGTCAGCACCTTTATTAGCAGCATAGGCTGTAGACGCTGCTCCTACAACGCTAGCGCCTATAATAGCTGTTGCGACCCATGCCATCAGTTTAAATCCAGTCTTAATTGATTATGCCCACAATAATCTAAATATTCTTGTTCGCTCTTAGCTATAAAATATTGTTCAATAATTTTTAAATCTTTTTCAAAAGTACCATGAATGGTAGTCCAAACACAGTCTGTATGAGCGTAAGCTATCCTTTTCGTACCGGGAGGCGAAACAACCGTAAAAGGAGCTTGAACACGCAACATGCCCTTTTCAGTCATAACAGACATTTCACCTTTTGACAAAATATTTAAATTTTCCAATTTGTGAATTTCGCCTGTCAACATTACCCCGGCTGGTATGTGTAGCTCTCTTGCGTAAACACCGTGAGAAAAATGATGAAATACAGGTAAACTTACTTGAGGTTGTTCACGCATTAAACTTTCTAGCGCGAATATTTTATCTCTATCTGACGGTAAGTTTAAAATGAGTTCACTCATTTAAGCACCTAGAAACTGTAATGTTGGAACTACAGAATAAGTAATAGAAACCGTATCATTAATAGCTAAAGGAATAACTCTCTCGCCTGTTAAATTAATAGTAACTGTACCTCTCATAAGAGATATGTTTGAGATAGTACCACCTGTAACAATCAAATTACCATTAGAGTTAGGAGTAAATGTAAAAGGTGAACCGTCTAAAGCTACAGCAGCGACAGCGGGAGCCGGTTGAGTAAATTGTTGAAAAAAGCTATTCCACGGCGGAATTAAAAAAGCTTTTAATAAACCGTTAGCTCCTTTTCTAACTTCAGCAATAGGAGAATTTAGATTTAAAACTGGTTGTGTCATGTTCTAGCTACAGTACGTTCAATGAAACCACCGTTCAAAGCAGTATCATTATCTGTTGACCATTGAAGTTTAAATACTCTATCTCTTGCTTGTCCTAAACGGTTCCAAGAAATAGTAGTTAGATATTCGCCAGTTTTACCTAAAGATTGAGGAACAGGATTACCGTAAGTCTTACCTTTGTTATCAGACCAGCTTAAATATATCTGAGGATTGGCTTCTAAATCGGTAATAGTTCCTACTTCCATATCAGCATCAAAGCTATTGTAGGTAACTCTTGAATAATTATCATCTTCTAAATGTGGAAAAGTTCTAATTCTAATAATAGGATTACCTTCATCAGTAAAAACATTAACGCTTAATTCTAAAAGTTTTCCAAATTCAAAATCTCCAACTAAACAAGCGTTATTAAAAAACATATAGCAATTAGCTCTAGGTCTTTTCAATAATCCGTTTTCATCCGTCCAATTCCATTCGTTCCACATTTTTGTGGTTAAATCGTACAGCCATCCTTTACTAGCAGATGGAAATACAAGAGCATAAAAAGCATGATCCGCAATTTGAAAACAAAAACCAATAGCATCCGCTAATGTACCATAGCTTTTAAATTCTTGAACTATCCTAGGAGTTGAAATTTCAATTACGTCATAACCTTGCCCTTGTAATACTAAACCGTTACCCTGCATATCCTGTTGAACAAAAAACGTAAGAGTATCTTGGCTAGCTATTGAATAAGGAGCGCCGCAACCATGATTAATAAAAGCGCCTTGTACTTGCTGAAAATAAAAATCAGCAGCACCAGTACCAATCCAAACTTCTGTAGTTAAGTTTCCTACTAACCACAATTCACGATGAACAGTGATAATAGCTACAATAGGATCGTTAAAACCAGCCTTAGCTGCAATATCTAAAGGATCAAATGCTGTTTGGGTTGAAGTAATTGTATAAACAAATCCAGCGCCAGTACCGCCAACATCAGCAGCTAAAACAGACAGTGTATCACCGATAATGTAATTAATACCGGGGTTAACAACAGTAACAGTAGTTACTACACCACCCGCTACAGTTATATTAGCAGTAGCTTCTATACCGCTTCCACCTGTCAAAGGCACATTGTTATAAGTGCCATTTGTGTAAGCTGCTCCTGCGTTACTAATACTTCCAAACTCTATACTAGAATTTGTTAACATTCCATAATCAGCGTTTGAAGCTGAAATATAGAATTGATTTGTACCGGGATAATTAAATATAAAAAAAGTATCTAATAATTCTACAAAGTCAGAACCATAAAAGCTAGGGTCTGTAATTTGAGCAAATCTATTACTAGCCATTTCAATGACGTACCCGTTAGAGCCGTCAACTAAAACAACTACTATACCGTTATCTTTAAAATAAACTTGAGTTGGTTTATCAGCAATATTACCAATTAATATTAAACTATAATCAGGAGCTACGTAGTAAACATTAGTACCAGATACTATATATCCTGTTCCTTTACTTGTTCTATAAGAACCTCTTACAGGAGCGTTATTGTCAGCTTGCGCTTTTAGAATTGTACCGGGAGTAGGATAATAAGTTATAGGTGTAGGGGCTTGTGGATCAAATTTACCCACAATTTCAGCGTAGAGATTTACACATTCTTGACCGCTACTGATTATACTCCTACCAGCGTAAGCAGCACTAATAAGAGGTAGACGCGCCATTATAGTTTACGCTCAAGCCAACGGTCACGCGGCCAATGCTTATAGCGCGTGTACATTGCTTGCCATCCGATACCAACTAAATCAGCAGCTTCTTGAATTTTCATAACACCTTCTAAAGTATTCATATAAATAGTTGTGCGTCTATTACTTGCTTGTTCTGATCTAGTTATCCAACGGCAGTTAGATTTCTCATAATTTCCGTTTACATCATTTCTTTCTATGGAAAGTCCTTTTGAATATCCATCTAACATATCTTCTTTAAATTTTTCAAAACTATCTTTCCACTCATCGCAAATTTTAATTCCACGACCACCGTAATCTTTATAAGCAAATGATTTTTCATTTAAACATCTAGTTTTAATTCCTTGCCAAATAACATATAAAGATTGGTATGGCCCGCGACTATCACCATGAGTAGTTTCACGTTTACTATTAGTTTCATAAGCTTGACAACCACATGAACTAGTAACTCCTGTATTTAAACTAGTTGCTCTTATTAATCTTTCTGTTCCGCAATCACATTTACAAAACCAAAGTATATTTCCGCGCTTATCACGTATTTGCGATTTTTCTAAAACTAAAATTTTTCCAAACCTAAGACCTTGTAAATTTTTAGATTTTGCCATTTTCTGCTCCAATTTAAGCAGAAAATATCACAAAGCATTGTGATTTTCAAATCCTATCTTGCGTCGGCGTTAAACAGGTAAAAATTATTACCTTTACTAAATCGTAAAGAAGCTGGCATTTTTAATGTAGGTATCTGTAAGTTTGCTTGTCTAATCGTACTCAACGCATTTTTAGCAAGTCTGTTTTGCATAATATCAGGTGGATATTGATACATAGAGCGAAGTCTGACGCATAAATTATAGTGTATAGCTTCCTCATATTCAGGAGGCATATTAAATTCAGCGTCTAAACTGTCTGTAACCTGTGTAACTCTCCATACGAAACCCGCGCCAGTACCACCTAAGTAAGTGTTATTAACACTCAACATATCATCAATAACATAACCATCACCGGGGTCTTGTATTTCAAAATCAGTAACAATTCCACCAGCAACAGTAATGTTAGCCGTTCCACCTGAGCCAAAACCAGTTAGATTAGCAAGAGGTACAGCTACATACAAACCATCAACATAACCAGCACCAGCAGCTTCTATGTTTCCGTTTTGAATTTGAATAGTAAATCCTATAGGACTTTTAACTATTAAATGAACTGAATAATTAGGACCGGGGATAGGCCAAATGTAAACATTTCCATAAGGAAACGCGCCGTCATAAAAAAAGAATTGTGGAAATGAGCGTAATTCTTTTAAAGCTAACAGCGAATAATCCTCATAACTCCATATCGGAATAAGAGGAAAACTGACACTGTTAATAGTGTCTCCACCGTCTATTTGTTTAAAATAAGCAGCCTGAATTTTATCAGGTCTAGCTGCGTTATAATATTGACCGGGGCCAATTAAATTAGATTTGTTGTTATTTCCTAATGCTGAAACTTCATGGAGAGAAGGTACTAACCAACGCTTTTTTTGCCATTGCGCTAGCATTCTATTTAAAAGAGTAAACCCATCATTAATATCATCAGCTAACAAAGTTTGACCAACGCCTAAAACGCCAGCCTCTTTCATTGCTAAAGTTATAAATTCGCGGGCTGTTGTCATTTAAATGATTACCACTTAGGGGTAGAAGTTTTAACTTCAGGAGCTTTCTCAACAGCTTTACCCATTAAGCTAGCTTCATGCTCTGCTGACGTAGCAATTACACCAGCGTTATCTGTTCCGTTAGGATAAATCATTTTAGGGTAAGCAGTATGACCAAACTCGTTTAAAATATTAGGGTCTTTGCCGTATTTAGGATGTGGATTTGAAACATTATATATAGGAGCAGCTTTAACAAATTTAGGGTCTTGCGCTGCAATAATATCAGGTTGATCTATAGACTGATCTAAATAATTTGTATCTAAAATTGGCATTTAATATTTCCTTTTTGATTTTAAACAAAATTGTCCCTACTCTTAATTAAAAGAGCAGGGACAAATATTTATTACACCTTGTCAGCTACAACAGTAAGCCATTCTGGCCTTATATATTTTTTCCCGAATAAAACGTCAACACGAGTAGCTAACTGATCTGAGTTAGGTAAATAGTCAGTGATTATACGCATTGCAACACCATCAAAGTTAGCGCGTGCGCCTTCTTCAATAGCCTTACGTGGTAACACAAGGTCCGCAGTAGCCATCGTAACAGCCTTTTGCGTATAAGCAATAGACTTACGATAAACCTCATTAGCCTTAGTCACCATGCGAACGGTAGCACCATTGAGCGGTAAAGCATCAACAGTCTGATATTGCTGATCTGCACCACCAGCAAAACCACCAACAGGACCAATCAAGCCGGGATAGATTGGAATAGTAGTAGCACCAGCGCCAACGTCAGCAGTTACAACAAACTGGCGAAGCGTGCCTTGAGATTGCTTGGTAACACGGTTAACACCATTAACACCGTCAATAGTGATAATATCACCCTTGCGTAAGGTAGCGCCACCGGGCATAGCTGAAACAGTAATGTTACCGCCACCAGTGCCAGTAGATTGACCGCCACCAGAAATAGTAACACCATTAGTATAGTTACCAGACGTATGAGTAATAACAGTCTGATCGCGGAACCAACGGCCATATCCTAAGCCTGATTTCATTTTACCGCTACGGAATTGAGCGGAGATTTCAGGAGTAGGATTGAGCAAGCCTTGCAGAGAGCTAGTAGTACGCGCGTCAGTCTTAGGAGAATTGACTACACGTCTATCCATATCGTCCGCGCCTTGGTCATCAAGGATAGCGTTAGCGTCTAAGAACTGATCTGAAGTAGGAGAAATGATATTACCGTTAGCATCTACGTTAGAGACGAAATTACAAA